GGAACTCAAACTGCAGCTATATTAGCTGGAGGTCAACCACCAAGCACTTACACAACTGACACTTCTTATACATACGATGGTTCATCTTGGACCTCAACTCCTAGTTTAGGAACTGCTAGAAGATCAGCAGTATGTTTTGGAACTCAAGCTTCAGCAGTTTTAGCTGCATCATCTAATACTTCTCCACCTAAAACTGCTACTACTGCAACAGAAGAATGGGGTGGATCAAGTTGGACAGCAGGTGGAACCATGAATACTGCACGTTATGGATCTTATGCTGGAGGAACATTAACACAAGGAGTTGTTGCTGGTGGATCTGGTCCTCCTGGTTATAAAAATAACACGGAAGAATATAATGGAACTTCTTGGACAAGTGTAACAAACATGCCACAAAATTATGGCACTGGAACATCTGGTTCTGATTCACAACTTTCTATGAATTGTGTTGCAGGAGGTCCTGGTAATCAAACTACAAATTTAGTTTATGATGGAACAAATTGGACTACTGGTAATGCTTTAAGTGGATCTGGTAGAAGAGGAACCGGAGGCGCTATGCCTTCATCATCTTCTCCTGGGTTTGTAACTGGTGGAGAAACTGCAACAGCTAATCCAATAACTACTACTGAAGAATATGATGGAACTTCGTTTAGTTCGTCAACTGCTATACCTTCAGCACATAGAGATTTTGCTAATGCTGATGGAGGAACAGGAGCAGCAGGTTTAGTTTCAGGTGGACATAGTTCAACAGCAATATCTAATACTGTTTTCGAATGGACAGGGTCAGGAATAGCAGTAACAAAAACTATAACAACAAGTTAAGGAGGACAAACTATGGCAAACAAAACATACCAATATTGCGTATCAGAAAACTGGGGAAAGGGTTTTATTACAAACGAAGATTCTATAAAACTTTTACCTTTAGGTTTTCCTGGTAATCTTTGGAGAGTGCCTGCTAACAATCAACATGCTAACAGATGGATTTCTGGAGTAGCTGGAGATAGAAAAACTTTATCTGAAGCACAAGCGATTGTAGATGCAGAAGTACAAAGTGCACAAGCTGCCTGGGATGCTATACCTGCAGATGATCCAGAAAAAACTGAAGGATCAAATCTGTATAGAGCTAGACCAGAAGATATAACATTGGAGGAATAATAAGTGGCAACTTATTACGACATATTTGGACAAAAGGTACAATACCTTTCATCAGACCCTAGCCCGGTATCAGCGGGACAGGTTTGGTATAACTCGACTTCTAATACGGCTAAATTTCAAGGGTCTCAATCAGCATCTTGGTCTAGTGGTGGAAATCTTAACACATCACGTTCACAACTAGCAGGAGCAGGAACACAAACCGCAGGTCTTATATTTGGAGGTTCTGTTACTAATAGTACAGCTCCATCAGTTACGAATGGTGCTAAAACAGAGTCGTATAATGGAACTTCTTGGACTAATAGTCCTAATAAAAATAATGCTACAAGACAACAGTCAGGTTTTGGTATCCAAACCGCTGCTGTTAGTTTTGGTGGTTATCAAGATCCTGCAGGTTATTATAATGGTACTGAAGAATATAATGGATCTTCTTGGTCTAATAGTAATAATTACCCATCCGATATAAGTAATGGATCTGGAGGTAGTACAGGTATTTTAACAGCAGGTTTAAACTCAATTGGATTTAATGGAAGTTCTTATACAAATGGTACAAATGAATATGATGGAACTTGTTGGACTGCTGGAGGTACTTATCCTATCACTGGTCAAAATACTACTCAATTTGGTACTCAAACTGCTGCAGTAGGTGTGGGAGGTTATATAGGACCACCTCTTTCAAATCAGACATGTCATTATAATGGTACAGCTTGGACAGCATCAAATAATATGTTAGTCACCGCTGCTGCTAATGGTAGATGTGGTAGTCAAAATGATGGTATGATATATGGAGGTGCTTTAAACACTGGTTATTCTACTAGTTCTTACTTATATGATGGAACTTCTTGGGCAACAAATCCTGCAACTTTATCAACAGGTAGAAATGCTGGAGGCCCATCTACATCATCAGGTTCAAGTAGTGGTGCGTTTCTTGCAGGAGGAGATTTGTCAGAAACTACTACTTATGTTAACACAGAAGAATTTACTGCTGCAGGACCAGTAACAAAAACAATTACAACAAGTTAAAAATTATTATGGCAAGTTATATAAATATACATGGAAACAATATACCGATCAGAGCTTCTGATCCTAGCAATCCTCTTTTAGGAGAAATTTGGTACAACTCAACAACAAATCTTTTAAAAGGAAGATTAGCTAGTGGAGCAGCAGCTTGGTCTAGTTTGGCTAATAGAAATAATGGAATGGATTCAAATTCTGGTATGGGTGGAACAATTACTGATGCTGTAGTTTTTGGTGGTTATCAAGCACCCGGTAATCCAGCTCCTATTCCTGCAGCACCCGGTGTAGGATATTCTGCCATCACAGAAAAATGGGATGGAACAGCATGGACTAATACAGGTGCAATGAATAATGGTGGTAGTGGAGTGGTTAGTTGGGGATCTTCATCATCAGACGCAATTGCAGCTAACAGATATGCAGATAGACCAGGAGCCGTTTTATATACAAATTCTACTGAAAGTTTTAATGGATCTACTTGGACAAGTTTAAATAATTCAAACGTAAACAAAGAAGGTGCGGGAGGAACAGGAGGACCTACAAGTTCAGGTTTTTCTTGTGGAGGTAATCAACCTCACGGTGCAACCAATACTGCAGCAGCATCTGAAACTTGGGATGGAACTTGTTGGACTGCTGGAAATGCAATTAACACACCAACCTCTAGACAAGGAGCATCAGGAAGCCAAACTGCTGGTGTTATAGCAGGAGGCCAAGCAGGTTATCCTACTACTAAAAGAAATAATGTAGAAGAATTTGATGGTACATGTTGGGCAGCGGCAAACGCTTTACCTGGAACTAGAGTAGGTTTATCTAAAACAGCTCAACCTCAAACAAACTCTGTATTTTTTGGAGGAAATGATGGAACAGCTACACCATATAGTCAAAATTTAAATTACGACGGAACTAACTGGACTACTGGACCTTCAATGGGAAGACCAAATGTAGCTCAATGCGGTACAACAGGACCCTCATCTTTATTAGCAGTAGGTGGTGCTCCTTATAATACTTTAACAGAACAATTTTTACCTGCGGGAACAGCATTAACAAAAACATTCTCAAGCAGCTAATATTGACTTTACTTTTATAAAGTATATAAATTAGAAATTAGAAATTAATAAAGGATAAAATATGTCAGAAAAAAGAAATATAAAAGAACTTGTAGATAAAGAATCAGATAATCTACATAACATACTAGACCCAAACGATGTTACCGATTTTAAAGGTATGGTTGATGAATTAAGAGACACTTGGACTAAAAAACAAATTTTTAGAACTGAAACAGAAATGAGATTTTCAGTTTTAAATGATTTAAAATATCCAACAAAAGCTTCAAAATATTGGCAGTGTGTTAGAGAACAAAATGTTTATCTAGAAAATTTAATGAGTTTATCTTTTGAATACAGAAGAGATGAAGTAAAATTAAAAAGACTTGAACAAAAATTAAAAGAAGAAAAAGATCCATTAAAAAAAGAACTTATTCAAATTGACATTGATGAAAAAACATATGGTAGAGCTAATATGCAATTAACAGCAAAAGATAGAATGAGAGAAATTAGATTATGGTCTCAACTTAAAAAAGAAAATGATGATGGTACATTTGATAAAACAAATGTAGATACACATCAATTAGAATCATATCATAAAATAATGATTAATAGAAAAGATACATTAACCGCTGGATCTACTCAACCAGAAGTGTTTAATGTGCTTGGCCAATTACAAACTATCGAACGTGTAAAGAAAGAAAAGGGACAACTTGAAAGCACCAAAAGAGAAACTTTATCTCAGGAATCAACACTTAGAGCAAAACCCGAGTAATCAAAGACAAACAGATCTTTATAAAAAAGTTAAAAATCATATAATGAAAACTGGTTTTATTATTAATCCGTTGTTAGTTGTTGAAGATGGCGATAGATATAAAGTTGTTTATGGTAATAATAGATATTTATCAGGACTAGAATTAGGTTTAAAAGAATTTCCAATTCAAGTATTGAAAAATGATGAAGTCGATACTATAAAGAATGCAGCAAAAAGTTATAAAGAAATAAATTTAAATGAATTTTGAATTTATATTTTTAGGTCAGTCCGTATTAAAATATACAGTACCATACGATATTTATATAAGTATTAATCATATTTACGAATCAAAGTTTAAACAATTAAATCCTGCTAATAAACAATTAGTTGGTAAAATAAAAAATGAACATAGTTTATTTTATAACGGTAACCATGAAAATGAAATAAAAAAACATAATTTATTATCCTTAAATATTTTAAAATGGTTTGAATCATGCTATAAACATTATTTAGAATGGAATAAAATAAAAAAATATCAAATACATTTAAATTCTATTTGGGTAAATGAAATGAAAGAACACGAATATAATCCAGTGCACGTGCACCAAGGAACATTGTTTACAGGTTTATCTTCTGTTATGATTTTAAAATTACCAGAGTCTTATGGTGTAGAATATTCATCAATTGAAAATCCTCAAAATGGAAAACTTCAAATGTATGGTTCTTCATCTGGTCAATTTGCTAATGTAGATTATCAACCAGAAACTAAAGAGAGAGACTTTTATATTTTTCCATATGATATGAGACATTCTGTTTATCCTTTTAATGGACCAGGTGTAAGAAGAACTTTAGCTGCAAATTGTGATGTAGATTATAATCCCACTCAAAATAGAGGAATATCTTAATGTACGAAAATAAATTAATAACGGAACCAAAATGGAAAAGTTGGATTGTTGAAACTACTGTTCCACTACTTTCACCAGAACAATGTAAAATGGTTATTGATTGTGGAAGAAACCAACCTCCACAAAAAGCAGAGGTAGGTACAAATCAACCAGGTGGTGGTGTAGATACAAAAAAAAGAGTTACAACTATTTCTTGGATACCATTTGAAGCGTTACCACAATTATATCAAACGTTGGATACTTTTATTCAAAGAACAAATTTAAATCATTTTGGTTTTGATGATATTAAAATTACAGAACAAGCTCAATTTACAGAATACCCAGAGGGCGGGTTTTATGATTGGCATATGGATACAGATATTGTTATGCAAAACGAACCTCCTGTAAGAAAAATATCTATGACTTTATTATTAAATGATCCATCAGAATTTGAAGGAGGACATTTAGAACTAACAACACCAGGTAATTATAAACCTATGAAACAAGGACATGCAATTTGTTTTGCATCATTTTTAAATCATAGAATTAATCCTGTTACAAGAGGAATGAGACAATCTCTTGTTGTTTGGTTTGGAGGTAAACCATTTAGATGATTAAAGAACATTTTTTTCCAACAATTATTTATGCAAAAGATATACAAATTGATAATAATTTATTAAGCAATGTAATTTTAGACATGTCTAAAACAGATGAAGGTGTTAAAAAAACAAATATGCATGGTTGGCATTCTAAAAATCTTAATCCATCTCATGAAGATTTTAAGTTATTAGTTAAAGAATTATACAATATGCAAAATGAAATTTATGAAGAAGAATGGTTAGATAGAAAACCTATGTTAGGTAATTTATGGGCTAATTTAAATCCTCCAGGTGGATATAACAGGCCCCACATTCATGCTAATTCTTTATGGTCAGGTGTATATTATGTAAAAGCAACAGAAAATTCAGGAAAACTTGTTTGCAGTGATCCTAGACCAGGAATACAAATGAACATGCCTGTTAGAAAATCAGGTCCTCCTCCGCAACATTTATGGAGAGAGTGTCATTTAGCACCTATATCAGGAAGAATAATTATGTTTCCTGCTTGGTTATGGCATTGTGTTGAACCTAATAATAGTGATGATATAAGGATATCTGTTTCATTTAATTTTGTACAGGATGGTTTTAATGTTTAATAAATATCAAGTAATCAAAGGTGCACTTAGCTATGAACTAGCTAACTTTTGTTTTAATTATTTTCTTCTTAAAAGAGATGCTGTTAAATGGTTATATGAAAACAATGTTGTTTATGAAAGTGGTGTGCTAGGAACTTGGAATGATAGACAAATACCTAATACTTATTCTCATTATGGAGATCCTGTAATGGATACATTATTAGTTAAAATGCTACCAATAATGAAACAACACACAGATTTAGAATTAATTCCTACATATTCTTTTGCACGAGCTTATAAAAAAGGAGATTGTTTACACCGACATAAAGACCGACCTGCTTGTGAAATATCTACAACCTTAAATTTAGGTGGTGATCCTTGGCCTATTTTTATAGATGGTACAGGAGCAGATAATGTCATTGATGAACGTAAAAATCTTGTTAAACCTAACGCTCCAGCAGGCACGAAAGTCTTGCTTGAAGTAGGGGATATGCTAGTATATAGTGGATGTGAACTCGAACATTGGCGAGAGCCTTTTGAAGGGAACATTTGCGGTCAAGTATTTCTACATTATAATCATGTAAACGGCCCATTTGCTAAAAAAAATATATTTGACGGTAGGCCTATGTTGGGTATACCAGAAATTATAAAATAGTATTATAATGAGGTTATATGTTACAAAAACTAGGATTCCTACCAGGTTTCAATAAACAAGTTACATCTACAGGTGCTGAGTCTCAATGGACTGATGGCGAGAATGTGCGTTTTAGATATGGTACACCTGAAAAAATAGGTGGCTGGAATCAATTAGGTGAATCAAAACTTACAGGAGTTGCAAGAGGACTTCATCATTTTGTTAATAAAGCATCTACAAAATTTGCAGCTATAGGAACTAACAGGATATTATATGTTTATTCTGGTGGAGTTTATTATGATATTCACCCGTTAGTTAATCCAGGAGGCACAACTATATCAAATTGTTTTACAACAACTAATGGATCTCCAATAGTTACTATTACTTTTTCAGGAACACATACATTTGTAGCAGGAGATATTATAACTTTTAGCGATTTTTCAGCTGCAACTAATTCTAATTATGCAGCAGCAGATTTTAATGATGTAAAATATATGGTAACAAGTGTACCTACTCCAACCACTTTAACCATTACAATGGATAGTAATGAGTCTGGTTCTGGTGCTACTACATCTGGAAGTGTTAAGTATTATCAATACTACCACGTAGGACCTGCTGAACAAATAGGAGCTTTTGGTTGGGGTATATCTTTGTGGGGTGGTAATATTTTAGGATCGTTAACAACAACTTTAAATGGTGCATTAGCAGATGACACTAATGGTAATAATAGTTCTGCTACAGAAATTACATTGGCTAGCACTACAGGCTTTCCATCATCAGGGACTAATTATATTCAAGTAGGTGCAGAAGAAATATCTTACACAGGAATTACAGGAAGTAAATTAACAGGAATTACTAGAGCAGCTAGAGGATCAACTAGATCTTCACATTTAAATGGTGCAACCGTAACCAATACATCTAGCTGGACTGGATGGGGATCAGCTGCAGCTAACACTGACTCAGTAACAGATCCTGGTCTATGGTCTTTGGACAATTTAGGATCAACATTAATAGCTTTGATACATAACGGAGAGTGTTTTGAATGGGATGGTGATGCAGCTAATGCAACAGCAACACGAGCTACAATTATATCAGGTGCACCAACAGCGTCACGTGATATGTTAGTATCTACTCCCGATCGTCACTTAGTATTTTTTGGAACAGAAACAACTATTGGTGATAAAACTACTCAAGACGATATGTTTATAAGATTCTCGTCTCAAGAAAATATTAATGACTATACACCTACAGCAGAAAATACAGCCGGTACACAAAGACTGGCTGCCGGATCACGGATCATGGGTGCTAAACTAGGTAGAAATGCAATTTACATTTGGACTGATACATCGTTATTTACTATGCGTTTTGTTGGTCAACCTTTTACATTTGCGTTTGAACAAGTTGGTACTAACTGTGGAT